AGAACCTTAAAAGATTTAAATTTAAATGAAAGACAATTATTTAGAGAAAATGTAATTAATCAAAACGTAGATAATTTAAGTAAATTTTATACAGCGGTTGGATATCCAAAAGATGAAGTTGTTGAACTTACAGATACTTTAATAACTGGGGGAGAAAGATCACAAGGATTATCTGGAACTAAAAGTGGAATAGAAAAAGTTGATAATGCAATTAATACTTATATTAAAAAAGTAAAATCAGTTCCCGGCGGATGTAGAACTATCATTACAAGAGCATTGGGTGGACCACTGGATACTTGCGAAGCAATAATTAGATCTAATCCGGAAAGAGCTGCTAATAAATTAAACAATGCAATTACAGCAACCAAAGGTCCATTAAAAGATTTAAAACAAGACTCACAAAAATTAATTCGTTTATTTCGAGGCGAACCTCTTAAGTCACGAACCGCTGAAAGTGTAAAAGCATTAGCTAAAAGATTTAATGTGTCAGAAGCAGAAGCAGGAAGAAGAGTATTACAAGGACAATTTTTTAGTGCCAGTCCAGATATGGCTCGTACCTATACAGACAAACTTGGTAAGATGAAATATGTAGATGTAACTCCTAAAGAATTTGAGGATATGAAAAGATATGTTGAAAGAATAAATAAAACTAATGACGTAGGTGGTAAAACCAGATTTCCTGTATCTAGAAGAAATGATGGAAATAATATTCAAATTGTTCCTAGAAGAAAATTAAAACAATTTGAAGAAACAGGTAGAATGAAAAGTAAATTAAATATATTTGGCAACGTAGATACACCAGAAGGAATGTTAAAATATGATAGTGTAGTAGGAGGATTTGTAGATCCTAAATATCCAACACAAGTTGTTGACAATGCACAAATAAAAACTTGGGCTTCAGAAAACCCAATGCCGGTTAAAGCCGGAACAGAGGACGCGTTAAAACCTATCAAAGGTAATTTATTAAAAACAGTTGGTAAATCTTTAGCCTATGTTGGCGCTCCACTACCCACGGCTCTTATAGATAGTTACTTTGTAGGTAAACAAATATCAGAAGATAAGTCGGCCGTTGATATTGCTAAAGATCCGTTAAACTGGTTAGGACTAGCTACGATGTCATCACTATCAAATATTTCAGGAGTTACAAAACCAGGTAAAGTAAATGCAGCATTAAGATTAGGAATGAGTCCAGGATTAATTAGAGGTGTTAGTAGATTTGCAGGTCTACCAGGACTAGCAATTAGTACAGCTTTAACTGCGTATGACCAATATAACAAATATCAAAATGAAGAAGGACTAATATACAATTTTTTTAATAAAGGTTCTAGAGCGATCTAATTGACAGGGTCAAAAACAACTGATACAACCCGATAAGGTGTTGAATCAATACAAAATAGAGGATAGAATAGCTCATGGCTACAATAGATAAAAGTTTACCCAATACAAAAACGGAAATAGAAATTCCAGGAGAAGAAGAAATTATTGAAACTCAACAAGATATTGTTGAGAGACAAGAAGGTGGGGAAACTGAAATTGAAATGACAGAAGATGGTGGAGCAACTGTTAATTTTGATCCATCAGCAGTTACTCCAGAAGGCGGAGAAGATCATGACGCTAACTTAGCAGATTTTTTAGACGATAAAGTTTTAGATCCATTATCTTCAGAATTAATGGATCAATATACTTCTTACAAAGAAACTAGAGGAGACTGGGAAGAAAGTTATAGAGAAGGTTTAAATTTACTTGGATTTAAATATGTAACTAGAACAGAACCATTTAGAGGAGCTAGTTCAGTTACTCACCCAGTGCTTGCAGAAGCCGTTACACAATTTCAAGCGCAAGCTTACAAAGAATTATTACCCGCAGAAGGCCCTGTCAGAACTCAAATTATGGGAGATGTTAATGTTGCTAAAGAAGAGCAATCTAAACGTGTTAAAGATTTTATGAATTACCAAATTATGGATCAAATGAAAGAATACGAACCAGAGTTTGATCAAATGCTTTTTTACCTTCCTCTAAGTGGCTCTACTTTTAAAAAAGTTTATTATGACGATCTTTTAGGTAGAGCTGTTTCAAAATTTATACCTGCTGAAGACATGGTTGTTCCGTACTCTGCTACCTCATTAGAAGATGCGGAAGCAATTATTCATATGGTTAAAATGTCAGAGAATGATTTAAGAAAACAAATGTATGCAGGTTTTTATAAAGAAATAGAATTAGGAGAAGCTCAATTAAAAGAAAGTAAAATAAAAGATAAAGAATTAGAGCTCGAGGGAATTAAAGCAAATACTTCTGAAGACATGTACACTGTTTTAGAAATGCATGTTAATTTAGATTTAGAAGGATATGAAGATTTAGATGAAGAAGGTGAAGCAACAGGAATTAAACTACCTTACATTGTAACAATCAATGAAGCTACTAATGATATTTTAGCTATAAGAAGAAATTACACCGCACAAGATCCTTTAAAAAAGAAAAAAGATTATTTTGTACATTATAAATTTTTACCAGGAATGGGTTTTTATGGTTTAGGTTTAATTCACATGATAGGTGGATTATCACGTACTGCAACTGTTGCATTAAGACAATTATTAGATGCTGGAACTTTAGCTAACTTACCTGCTGGTTTTAAAACCAGAGGTGTTAGAATGAGAGATGATGCACAGCCATTGCAGCCTGGAGAATTTAGAGACGTAGATGTACCAGGTGGAAATATAAGAGATCAGTTTATGCAATTACCTTTTAAAGGACCTGATCAAACTCTTTTACAATTAATGGGTGTTTGTGTTAGTTCTGCTCAAAGATTTGCAAGTATTGCAGATGCACAAGTGGGAGATATGAATCAACAAGCTGCAGTTGGAACAACTGTTGCGTTATTGGAACGTGGTTCACGTGTTATGTCCGCTATTCACAAAAGATTATATGTAGGACTTAAAAATGAATTTAAATTACTAGCAGAAGTATTTAAAACTTACTTACCACCTGTTTATCCTTATGATGTTCCAGGAGCAAGACGAGAAATTAAAGTTCAAGATTTTGATGACAAGGTAGATATACTTCCTGTTGCAGATCCTAACATTTATTCTCAAACTCAAAGAATTTCTATGGCGCAAATGCAATTACAATTAGCGCAATCAAATCCTAAAATGCATAACATGTATCAAGCGTATAGATCTATGTATGAAGCAGTTGGTGTAAAAAATATTAATGCAATATTACCACCACCACAACCGCCTCAACCAATGGATCCTAGTTTAGAACATATTATGGCTATAAGTGGTAAACCTTTTCAGGCTTATCCAGGTCAAGACCATAAAGCACACATTGATGCTCATTTAAGTTTCATGTCAATCTCTATGGTACAAAATAATCCAATGGCAATGATGGCTTTACAAAAAAATATACTAGAACACATTAGTTTAATGGCTCAAGAACAAATTCAATTAGAGTATGTTCAAGAATTACAAGAATTACAAAATATTCAAAAACAAATGCAGCAAATGGGACCAATGATGCAGAATCCACAAGCAATGCAACAAAATCCTCAAGCAATGCAAATGGCACAAAGGGTAAAACAATTAACTTCTATGATGGAAGCTAGAAAAGCAGTGTTAATTGCAGAAATGACTATAGATTATGCTAAAGAAGAAGATAAAATTAGTTCTGAAGTAGGTGGTGATCCATTACTTAAATTAAAATCTAGAGAATTAGACTTAAAAGCTAGAGCCGATCAAGACAGAACAACAAATAATGAAGCAAGATTAGATTTAGACACTATGAGAGCTATGATGAATGATGCACAACATGATGAAAAACTAGAACAAAATGAAGAATTAGCTCAAATGCGTGCAGGAGTTTCTATTGCCAAACAAGAAATGTCAGATCAAAGTAAGCGACACGATTTTGGTAGAAATTTTAAGAAAAATTAACTATAATATTATTAAGGAGAAACATTATGGACAAAGATTGGAAAAAAGGCTCAACTTTTATGAATGACGACGTCAAGATTGAAAAAGAACTTGGTTGTGGTCCCGATGGTTACCAAACTGGTGGAAAAACTATCGAAGCTACAAATCCTTTTGAAACTCAAACAGTAGATGTTAGAGGAACTAAAAGAATGAGAGCTGATAAAAAACCTGTTAAGGCTAAGT